GGTTGGGGATAGCCCCCTGATAGCCTGATTTACCGTACTGAGCATTGTTATTGCCTGTAGCGCCCATGAGGGCGGCTCCACCAGCAATTAAACCTTTATTGTTAGTAATAAATCTGGAAAGGTCAGAAAGGCCCAAGTTAGATGTCTGGTTTACAAAAACATCACCACGTTTAAACGGTGAGTTAGCGTCCCCAAGAACATTTGGATTCATGTTTGGATCGGTGTCAGCACCGGGGGACTGTGCGGCTACCAATATTGGATCTTCAGTGTAGCTACTGCTGGGGTCATAACCACCAAAATTTAAATCAACAGACATATTAACCTCTCAATAATCTTGTAAGAGCATCTATATCAGCAGACGCTAAGTTTTGGGGTGCTCCAAGTGCTCTCAGCTTGTAACCAATATCGCCACCAAACACTTCTTCCATTGATTTTATATTGGCATAGGGGTCTTGGCTAGGGGCAGGCACTCCTGTGTTTAAACCAAGAGTTGCCAATAATTGGTCAGTTGTCTTTGGAGTTGATGGCGTAACCTTAGTTCCCGGAGTTACTTTTGTCCCGGGAGTGGTTGCGGTAACCAATTGAAGGATATCGTTGATGTTTGCATCAGGAAACAACTTGGTAATATCGGCAGGAGTTATTTCGTCTGTAATGTCAGACAAGATTTCTTTGGTTCTAAGACTAGAAACGTATGGCTCTTCACGTTTGTCCGTGATGACCATTTCTTCTTGTTCGCCAATATCACTAGCAGGCAACATAAAATCACCAAGGCCTACAGGCCTTTCAGCCGTTACATTGACAGTACCTTCATCGGAGGTTGGTTGACCTTCACCCCTTAGCAAAGTCTCAAGATCAGCAGAACCTTGGATCTCCCCAAGATTAGCCTCAAGGAATTTAGCCATATCACCCTGAGACATACCTGCAATATCAACCCCGGGGTACATCTCATTAATTAAATCAACAATGCCTGCCGTGGATCCATCATCAGATGCTGGCTGGTTTAAAACTGCATCCTCAATCTTGTTTAAACGTTTAATTTCCCTGTTCTCAGCAATCTGGGCTAACTCATCTGCGTTTAAACCTGAGCCATCTGCGCCTTTGGCTAACCCGGTAATGGCATTGAAGATCTGCTGATTGTTGCCACTACCCAAAGCTTGTACTGTGTTTAAACCTTTTAGTACGTCGTTGGCGGTGTAGCCTGTATCGCCAATATTGAAGTTGGTATCTATGTAAGGAGATGCAATGTTTAAAGCGCCAGCTAATGTGGGGTTCTGAGCAAAGTTTAGTGCTTTTGTAGCATCGCCAAGCGTAAAGCCTGTGTCACCTAATTGCAAAGCGCCAGCACTACCTGCGCCGCCCATCAATGCGCCCTTAAGAATATCTTGATCAGTCATGGCGGCGTTTACACCGCCAACTAAAGCACCACCAGCACCAGCCGCCGCAGTAGCGCCAAGGCTTGGGAACAAATAACTCCCCAAAGCCCCAGCACCACCACCCATTGTCATTGCACCCATAACAATTGGGCCAAGGTAATCCCAATCTGTAGCTTGTTTTTCTACGTGGAAAAGTTTGCCGCTTGTATCGTAAAAGTAGTTTTTATCACCTTCAGAACGAGCAAAGCCACCTAGTTTGTTGGCTGGATCAACTTCACCATAAATAGGCTGGGCATCCATGCCGTCGCCTTGGTAACCAATAATCTGTGGTTGATTTTCAAAAGAAGTCCAACCTTCGCCCAACTGTACAGGGTCGTCGTAATACTTTGTACCCTGCTCGGTTTCTTCTTCCCTACGGGTAGTAGCGCCTTTCTCGGCGTACAGGGCTTTAAGTTCGTCTAGTGTTAGTGCCATTATCCGACCTTCCAATTAGTTCCGTCTGAATAGACGGGAACAGCTACTGCCCCGCCAGTCACAACGGTAGCCCCAAATGTTGGGCCTAAAGCATCTGTTACAAAAGCCCTTGCACCAGTGCCTGACGTAACTGCGCTAGGCAGAGTAGCCACTGTGTAGTTGGTCAAAGGAGGCACTACGCCAGAAGCTGTTAACTGCGTGTTTAAAGCATCAATCCTGTTGAAATACAAGCGAAGCACGTTAAGCATCTGGTCAAAATACACACGGTCGTACTCTTGCGGAGGTAGAGGCACGTTAGGTGCGGCTACCTTGTTAAGCTCAAAGTCTGACGTAATGATGAAGCTCATCGTCTGCCGTCCGGTCTGATATCAATACGGGTAGCGCCCAACTGCCATGTTGTGCCAAGGTTTGTAGAACCTACTTTTAAGATAAGCTGGCGACCACGCACCCGTGTATTAATCTGGCCTGTAAAGCCTTCGGTCACTGTGTACTGAGCGCCTGTCAGTTTGCTAACGTTCTTATCTACCGCAGTCCCTGTGCCTGAGCCTGAGTTCTGCATAGGATACAAAGTGTACGTAACTTGCGGAGTTGGTGAAGCGTCTGACCCTGAGAATGTCAGGTCAGGGAGCATTCTCCAGATAAAGCCAAAATGCTCACCATCTTCAATGTCAAACTCAGCGGATGAGATATAAGCCTCAATACCTGCTGGCGTTCCAGTCTCGTTATTGTCTAGACCGAACTCTTGATTAACCAAGTTGTAGTTGTATGTAGCGGCTATAGGGTAATCCCTTAGACCAGAATCAAGCCATGCGGTACGCTCCATTGTGCCGTAGTACCAGACCTTCTCAAGGTAGTTGTACACAACATAACGGTTGGCAACCAAGCTTCCAGCCGAGCAATAGAACCACCAAACCTCATTGAAACCCTCGTTTGTACTGGCAAAAACCTGTTGGTTTTGCTGAAGGTTAATGTCTTGATAGATGTATCTACGCAGGTCACAACTTAATGTCTGTAAACGGCCATCGTACAGATAGAACTTATCCACGCCCATCCAATACACAACGCCGGAAGCCTGAGCGGCGGCATTCTGACCCAGAATAGATATGTTGTCGCCCATTAACTGGCTAGACCAAACTACAGGTGGGCCAATGTATTGCATGGAGTAAATGGCAGAATCTGTCCAAACCAAGATCTCCTGACGGGTCTGGATGGCGGTCACAATACTTGAACCGTGCGACAGAATCACACTGCCTGCCTGATTGGTAGCCGCTGGTGTCCAGTTAACCAAAGACTCTTGATCCGACCACCGCACCAGCATGGGGTTTTGCACTGAAGAGCCAATGTCATTACAGCCAAACGCAAAGACAAATCGGCTTACATCAGATACATAGATGTAGTTCTGAATGGTTGGGCAGTTTGAAGCCCCGGCCAGACTGGTGATGTTTACACCATTAGGAATAATGTAATGATCGCCAGACTGCGTTCCAGTGGTGGTAATGGCCGCACCGCCAGCCGTCAAAGCTAAGTTAAATGTATTGCCACTAGCGTTAATAACGTAATAAGTGGTTCCGGGAGATAACCCCGTAGGAAGTGCCGCAGGGTAGCCGCTATTGACTAAGACAATAGGAGTACCGTTAGCAAAAGGAACTGGAGAAGTAACCACTGCGGGAGATGCAATAGTGACAGTCGTAAGCAGTGGGTCTACCCCAAATGCCGCATCCCAGTAGTAAATTGGGCCACCACGGTAGCCATACACCAAATCTTCGCCAAAGTTGTTCTGGCTCCACAGGCGCAAGGCAGAGGTAGATGTACCGCCAAAACCCCAAGTGCCAAAACCCCACGCCCCAGCACCCCAACCAGATAGTGGGATTTCGTATTCATTACCTACGTTAATCTGGTAAATGGCGTTAACAGTGCTACCGCCACCAGCCGCTACAGTTGAAGTTGCCGCCGTAGGAGCTACGATTGTGTAGGTATCAGTATCCACATAGGTGATGGAAAACTCACCGTTTAAATCAAGGCCACCAACAGGAGCTACGTTACTAAAAGTTACAAAATCGTTAGTTACTGCACCGTGGGCGGTGTCTGTAACTGTAACTAAGGTAAGTAAGTTAGTAGTCGCAAATGGATTACTAAGAATAGCCGCAGACCGAATAGGCGTGATGTCGTTGTAATTACCACCCAACTCAAGGTAAAACTTTAAGTTAGTGCCCACTCCGATTAAGTTCAGGTTGTCTAGGGTAATCCAGTTCCACAAAGAACGGCATAAACCTTGGAATGTGGACACGGAAATCCGTGCCCAGCCACCGATTTTTTCGGGTGTACCCTGACGAAACCGCACTTTGTCGGACTCATACCACCCACCTTCGTTGGTATAACGGGTGTTCTCCCGGTTAACTCCCGGCTTCAGTACAAGTTTTTTTAGCGCCATCGGTTGTCCTAAGATAGAAACAAGGCACGTTCAGCGTCCCTGCGCTTTTTTAGCCCTAGTAGTATTTTGCCACCAGCCATGCAATACAGCAAGAGGGCATCTGCCGCACCTTCCCAATCACCACGGTTAATTTTCATCCTAATAGAAGAACGCTGAAAAGCCCCCACTCCGGCGTTGAAGGCAAAGCTGACACACGCATCAAAAGCCCCTTGACGACCAGATAAAGCGGGAGCAAGTCTAAGAACACCACGTTCAGTAGGGCCGACATCATCTGCGAATAGTTTCTCGATCTCTTCTTTAGTCCAGACACGGTTGTCCTCCGGTTTCAGTGGCATCTCTTTGCGGATCATTCCGGTGTAGTCGTTTACACGCACAACAGGCAGGCGGATTTGCTCTTGGTACAAGACATGCCCGTAACCAATCGTATGAATGTGAGCAGGGCACAGGTACGGTTTAGTCCTATACCCCTCCCACTGGTGCATCAACTTAGCGCCAGCTTCTCCCAGTTTCATTTCTTGCTCCAGCTTCTTGAGCCAAACCAGAAACCAATGATGCCTCCAAGCATTGCCATCTCGTCAGTGCTAAACAGGATGTCTGTCAAACGAACCAAGTCATCCATGCTTGTAACCAAACCGGGGCGGCTGTAGATGTAGTAAGCCATCCAAGCATTGATAGCGCAGAGTTCCAGCACAAAGATGTAAGTGACCATTGGGCGCACAGTACCCACAAAGTTAACCACCCAGCGGCTGGCTTCTTCCATGATCTTCTTGTCGTGGTCATAGGCCGCTACAGTCATCTGCGCGTCTGTTTCCATAGCAATCTGGTCGGTGCGGATTTCCTCAATCTTTTGCTGGGCGGCGTAACCTTGAGCCAGCATTTGAAGCTGTAGCTCCATCTGGACACGGGCAAGGGCTAACTCATGCTTCTGGTCGGCCTTGTTCTGAAAGAAGTCTAGAAGCTTTGGTAAACCTGATATGAGCAGACCGCCAAGGGTTGATATGAGTGAAAGCATTGTTAGTCCTTACAAGTTTTTGATTTATCGTCATTTTGCATGAGTTTGATACCAGACAGGAACCCAATCATGCCGCCGATAAGAGTAGAAAAAGCGGGTGAAATCATCTTGAAAATTTCTGCGTTGTCCACTTCCTTGGCCCACAGACCCAACATAAAGCTGA